TCAAACGCCGCTACTACGTCGACGACGCCAGGCAACGCGCCGCCCTGCTCGACGAAGACCGCGCCCAGTTCGGCGAGCGCTTCATCCTCTTCCCCAACCCCACCGACGGCCACTGGATGAAAGCGATCTTCGGCGAATCGGAACCGGCCGACACCCCGGCCAACCGCGCCAAGTTCCGCGCCGCGGCGACTTCGGGGGCGTGGAAGGGGCAGGATTGAGGTAGACGCAGAAAGGACAAAGCTCCTGGAGCGCTGGGCGCTTTCAGGAGCTTTGACTATCTGCAGGGCTTTGCCTGATCGCGGCGCCTACATCCCGCATAGAACTCCAGCGTCTAGAGCGCCCTCCCGTTCGGCTTGATCCCCATGGATGCGTAAGCTCCAGATTCGCAGCGTATAGAAACCATCCCTAGACACGCTCCGGCAGCGAATAGGTGACCTTCTGCCCTTTCACCTTCACGAGGCCACGCTTGCACAGGAGCTGGTAAACGCGCTCAGCCTCGGCCAGTGGAGTGTCCTTGCCAAGCGTCGCTCGAATCGTGCTGGTCAGCGTCTTGACCGAAGCCGGCTTCGAAGCCTTCCGACGAACAAGGTCGGCCATGACGGTCTTCAGATGGGCATCGCTCTCGGAAGCAGGCTTGGAAGATGCCTGGCTGGCCGGCTTGGCATCGTTCGCGCTTGCCGCGCTGGCTGCCAGCGTCGCCTGCAGTGCAGGCAAATCCTTGAAGCAGGGCATGGCCTCGATGCTTTCGGAACGCATTGCGAAGATACCCTTGCCCTTCAGGTGCCTGAGCAGGGGATCGAAGCCCTTGTCGGCCGAAATCACGTGGAAGAAGGCCGTGGGATCCTCCAGGGCGAAGCGCCCCAGGTAGTAGGCGATATGGAAGTCGAGGGCGTTGGGGCCGGCGGCTTCGAGCTGGATGTAGTCCGCCCGCTCACCCAGGCGCTGGATGGCGACGACCAGTTCGGTGGGCAGCCTGGAGTTGTTCGGGCCGAGAAAGACCCGCAGGCGAAAATGCGCGTCCTGCAGCAGGTCGAGCGACCGGACCGGAATGCTTTCGTAGTCGATCAGTACGTAGTTGGTACGCATCCGCTGCTTCCCGGGCATCCATGTTCCCGGCATTCTGCTGCAGTCATTGACGGAACGGAAGCAGGCTTGCGTCGGAGGTTTCGACTGCCCTGGCGCAGAAAAGACAAAGCCCCTGAAACGCAAGGGAAGTCCTGAAGAAGACTTCCCAAATCTGTTGAAATACGCCGATCCCGTTGCCTGAGTTTCCCGATGATGCAGATGACCTTCGCCGACGCCGAGTACGCCGGTAAACGCAAGCAGACCCGCAAGGAGTTGTTCTTGATCGAGATGGATCAGGTAGTGCCGTGGCAGGGTTTGATCGCCCACGGCAAGCGCAGTGCCTTGTACAAAGCGCTGCGTAAGATCGAGAAGGTCAAGGCCCAGACCCGTGCCAAGGTCGAACACCCGTTCCGCGTGATCAAACGGCAGTTTGGCTAGACGAAGGTGCGTTTCCGGGGATTGGCCAAGAATGCTGCGCAGATGGTGACGCTATTTGCCCTGTCGAATCTGTGGATGGCCCGCCGACATTTGCTGGCCAGCACAGGAGAGATGCGTCTGTAATGCGGAAAATGGCTGCTGTGATGCGCTGGCGGTAACGAGAAAGATAGAAAAACACAGCTGATCCAAGTGCTTTTGGATCAGCCGAGCGCTTTTGAAATTGGCAGCCGCTGAAATCAGCCAGGGATGCATGGCTATTTCAGACCATCCCTAAGCATCAATACCGCTGCCCCTCAAGCCATTCTTTAATTTCCTCCACATTCCACTTAAACGCCCGCCCAATTTTGAACGGGCGGGGGAACCCCTGTGGCTCGCTAGGCATCTCAGCAAACGGGCTTAAGGCATTACCACGCAATGCTGTGATGGTCCTTCCAGTTGCCAGCCCACGGCTGACACCCAACGCCAATGGCTCGTTTGCTTCTTTGATGCCGCACCAGCGGTGCAAGGTTGATTTGCTAATGCCCAGCATTTCGCAAACCTCCGAGCTATCGATCAGTTTCATCAATCTTTCCTCTACATATTAAAAACAGGCTCATTAGCCCATCAAATGACCACCTACGGACACAAATGGATTCGTATGGCGGCATATGGATTCTAACGGACACCTATGAAAATTGCTAGCGTCGCCATCGGGCTAGGGCAGGAAGTAATACCAGCCAAAGCCAACAAACAGGAGCCAGGGATAGCGAAGCACGCTCAACATCACAGATACGTGGAGAACGGCGGTTAGGAGGCTCGTATCAATCATCGTGCGTCACTTAGTCGGCTGGACGTTATCGTCTACCTAATAGTGGATAGCCAGTGCCCCAGATTTGGCGTTTTCCAAAAAAATTTCGATGCTGACACTGAATCATGAGACTACTAAGCCCCCGGCTATCCGGCCCCCAAAACGCACGGGTAACAAGTCCCCGCACCTTTGACGGCCACGACAACAAAGCAGCACCAAAAGGGCCGCACAAGCTCATAGGGAGCCTTACAAGACGGTCTGTAGGGATAAGGAAGAAGACAGAGGCAGAATGCCTCAAAAAGACAAACAAAAACGGCGATCTGCAGGTCAGGTTTCTGCTACAAAACCTTGCTACAAATCGCCGTTTCAGCGCCCCTATAAATTATTGATTTATAAGGACTTTTTCAATATGGCGGAGAGATAGGGATTTGAACCCTAGGAGCCATTGCTGACTCAACGGATTTCGAATCCGTTTTCAGGGCCCGCTTTGCGCTGCCTCCATCCCGCTACACCAGAATCCATGCACCATTCACGCATTGCGCTTCATGTTCATGAATGGCTGTTTGGGGGATTCATTCCCCCAGAATTCCCCCATCTGCTCGTTCTGGGCGCCCTACCACATCGATCTAGCGATACTCAGCAATACCCGCTCCTGCCGGCCGCCACTCATCCTGCGGGGAGTTAGACCGGAGCATGACGAATGCTTCAACCTCCTGCCCCTCTTTCGGTTCCGCCGGGGAGATAGCGGCATGGCGGCCGGCCGCGTGGCCGGGGAACATGTCGGAGTTCGCCGACACGTGATATTCCCAAATCCCGAAATTGCCGGCCTTGCCGACCATGCGCTCCAGCTGAAGCCGCGAGAAAGTGCCCTGACGAATGATGAGCATGCCGATCTCCGATAATTGAAGGCCGGCATTCTACTGCAGGCCATCGTAAGCCGCCTCGCAGGCTAGCCCCCGGGCCCGGGCTTGGTCAGCAGCTTCTGCCAGGATTGTTGCTCGGTCGTTAGCGCGGCTGAGCACGTCGGCGAGCACTCTGGCTGCAGTGGCAGCTGCCTTGCTTGCTCCGGCAGTGCAGGTATCGCGGCCGGCTTCACTTGCTGCCAGTCGGGCTGCGAGTTTGTCGGCGGCGTCCCGCAGGCTGCCAGCAGAAGCGCGAGCGGCAGCAGCATCCATTTGAGCTTTGTCGATTGCACGTTGGCCATCCTCGGCGAGTTTGTTGATGGACTGTTGGCGGGATTGCTCGATGGCGCGCTGTTCGGCCAGGGCCTGGGCGGTAGCTGCGGCGTCGGCGGCCAGGTGCTGCTCCCATCGAGCCTGCCAGGCTGCATCCGTCGTCGTCACGCCGTGGCGCCAGCATCCAATGCCCACGGCGGCGATGATCAGCACCATCAGGAGTTGGCGCCAGTAGCTGAGCGGCCAGGTCATGCCAGCACCGCCTTCGCCTTCTCCCAGAGCGTCAGGCGATCAGCCTGACCGTTCAGGCCACCGTTGATGGTTCTGGTGATCTTCTCGAACTTGCCGGCATCGGCCAACTCGTTCAAACCATGGTTCGCCCACCACCAAGCGGCAGAGGTCGCGGCCCACTCGGCCTGCTCCAGCAGTTCAGGCTGGTCGAGCAGCGGCAGGCCCAGGGCGGCGCCGGCCTTCCGGTAGTTCTCGCGGCCGGTGATCTGGATCAGGCCGCGGCCCTTAAATCTGGCCCCGTCGCCGGGCTGGGTATTGCCCAGGTCCTTGCGGCCCTCGTAGCCCTTCTGCGCCGCGGTAGGTCCCCATATCTCGCGCACGTAGCGCAGCTGGCCTGACTCATGGCCGATCTGGGCCAGGAATGCCGCCTGCCGCACCGGCGAGTCGATCCGGTAGCGCTGCATGGCCCGGTTGAGAGCAGGAACAAAAACGCCGGCTCGAGGGCCGGCGTTGGGGAGAATCTGCAGCAGTTGCTGCTCTGTGAGGGGCATAGGGGCTCCTTTTGTGTCTGCTCGCGCAGCATCATGTAAGATATTCGCCACACTTGGCGGCACGTTGACATCTATCTGGACAATGGTATGCAGACAGGAAATATTGCTGCGGCAAACGGAATACGTGGCTTTGCAGTTTTAATTGTCGTTACGCTTCATTCAGTAGGCCTGTTCTTTAGGGATATCTCCATGAACATGGCAGGAACAGGAAAATATGGGGTTTGGATATTCTTCGTCCTAAGTGCATTTCTTCTAACATATAAATTCATAGCAAAAGGATTCGGAGTTTTTGAATTATTCAGCTACGCGGTCGGTCGCATAGCTAGAATTATCCCGCTATTTGCTATAGCTGTTATAACTTATCAGACATATGGATTAATCAGCCCTGAGATAGCGCCAGAGGTGATAAAACTCAGAGAATATTACGCGCACCTATGGACAATACCTGTCGAATTCAAGTACTACTTAATACTTCCATTCGTGGCATATGCTTCAATCTGGACAGCAAGATATCATGGCGCATTTGCCGCAAGTATATTGCTAGTAATCATAATTGCTGCGCACCAATACTTCCTACCTTACTATGAGTCACAGGAAAACACGCTTAGAGATTTTTACCACATACCTGTTTTCCTATATGGATCAATCGTCGCAATAATATTCTGCTTCTCCACCAAGAGACCAGGGAACTTTACCTCTGATGTAATAGCAATCTTCATAGTGGCGGCAGCAATAGCAATATCTCCTGGCGGGAGAAAATTAATAACAGGAGAAGATCCATCACACTACCTGCAAAATAAATACTTATTCCTCGGCGCTGCAGCTGCCATATTTGTTTACGTAATCATTGGAAGCAACGGAATTATTTCTCGCCTGATGAAAACAAACGCTATGCAACTACTCGGAAAGTGGAGTTACTCGATATATCTTTTCCATTGGTTAATTCTGATAAAACTATGCGTGCCATTTAAAAATGATCTTCCAATGATGCTTCTAGCTTTGGCGGCGTCAATTTGTATTGGCGCCGCCATCTACTACATCATAGAAAGCCCAATTGAGCGCGCCAGACACGCCATCATGACTAAAATCACAGAGCGTGCCATGCAACAAAACGCTCAAGGTTCATAGGCTGGCGGTTGTATAGGTCTTGTAGTTGAACGACCCAGCAGTTTTGCTAAAGCCTCCACTCGCAATGAATGGCTCGGCGGCTTCAAGAACGCCCGAAACCAGGTTGATCTTGACAGACGAGGAGAACATCAGGTTATTCGAAGAGTAGATCGTCCCGCCGCTAACTTGCAGGCATGGTCCGCCGCCAGCAGCGCCTTGGATATTGTTCCCGTCTACTCCGCCTACGCAGTTATAGATCTTCAACACCGACGCCAGGTTGGTGGTGTCGGTGCTGTAGGTCAGGGAATTACCGTTAACCCTGATGCGCGAGTTGGTATCGATCACCATGGAGTGGAATGCGCCGGCATTCGTCTGGACAGTATTGTTGGATACCTCAAGATCGGATGCTTCACATAGCAGAGCAATGCATCCCGACCCGTATGATCGGTTTCCTTTGAAGACTCCGTGAATGCAGCGGGCTCCTGATCGATTACCAGCATGTGTATATACAGCAGTTTCGGCAACTATATCTTCAAATGTATTGTCTGCAATCGAGTAGGAATCAACACCGTACAGGTTTAGCGCCCAGCTATTTACCGCATCAAGCCTGATAACAGACTCATTCGCTGGAGTGGTTGCCCCCATATTCCCGAAGAAGTTTCCTGCTATCAGCGCGTCCTTGTAATGCCCAATTGTGACCGACTTAGCCGCCCCCAAGAACAGGTTGTTCACAACTTTCAAACGACACCGCGCGGTGTCGTCGATCACTTCACCGCGCATATTAATCAAATTTTTAGTGTCACGAACATCGGTGAACAGCGTGTTATTGGCGATCAGTATCTGCCTGTGATTGCCAAGCAAATTCAAGGCTATCGTAGAGCGAAGGACAGTGTTACCAACGATTTCAACATCATTTTGCTGTAGGCCATCGTCTGAATAGACGCCATATTCGCATCCAGAGAAAAGGTTGTTATAGACATAGAGCCTGCGATTACCCGTGTTGTGGAAATGGACTCCAGCAATTTGAGCGTCATATGCCTGACTCCTAGTGACCCAGAAGCCATCACAATAGGCCCAGGTATCAACCAAAGGATTCGCGCTATAGGGGCAAGGCATTGCATTGCCAGCGGCATCTACTCCAGCGACCGCGGCAGCAGTAACAGCTGCATCTGCCTGCCAGAATGCAGATCGACCAGAATATCCTTTGCACTCATCAATGAACACCTCACGACCTGCACAGGCATCCACCTGGTGGAACCACATCCAATCTGTAGAGACTCGATGGAAGAAGACGCGCTGAGCCCCCATCACACCGAAGCCATTGCCCCAGTTATTGCCCTTGAAGCAATTGATGCTCAGATCCTGGAAAACTATGTTGCTGATATAGCCCCATGATCCGATACCAACGGTCTGGAAATTCCAAGGCAGAAAAGCTGATCCTTCCGCAAGAGCATTCAACATGATCTTGCAGTTGCGACCATCGAATTTGAAATTGCCCGGATAGAAGATCGTTCTGGTGATGCGGTAATTCTTCCCTGAGGTTCCGTATACAACCCCTCCTCCGGCTGCGCGAGCAGCATCGAAAGCGGCTTGAAAAGCTGCAGAATCATCAGTTCCGTCAGCTACATTCACATCGCCGCTCCAATCCCCCACGGCGCCAAAGTCATCCAAATAGAACTCTCGCTTGCCACTGATCGACGACATGATTTCATCAAGAGCATCAGCAACAGTTTGAGAGCCATATCCGATCAGGCTTGCCCCAGAGTTTGCTGCAAGATCCTGGCGCAATGACTGATCGGCAACAGCAACGAAGTTGCTCGATTCAGTTCCCCAGTCTCCGGTCGTCGTATAGGGCAGCGTCACGGATGCTGCGGGACGATAGAGGAAGCCACCGCGGATCATGACCTGGTTGCGGGCCGTGAAGGTAATACCGGCGGCGTAGCTCCCAATCACCACATATCCGGACGTCAGAAGGAACTGCTGGAAGTCTTCTTCAATGCCGGCCCAGGACTTGCGCATCACGCCGAGCCTATCGGCATACCCCATGCCTGGCCCATTGACCAGATAGTCGAGGTTCTGGGCGTTGTCATAGAGATCCTTCGGATCGGAGGAGCCGAGCGCATTGCCGGTGTTGTACTGAGTCATGCAGTTCTCCAGGCATGAAAAGCCCGCACTAGGCGGGCTTGTGGGATTCGATGGGATCAGGGGGCGGTAGCGTCGTCGTATTGGTAGACGCGGGCGTCGTAGTTCACAGCCGCAACGGAAGCTCCAATGTTGCTGTCCGGGCTAATTGATGTGATGAGCACTGAATACCCCCAGCGATACCAGACACCGAACAGCAGGTGCGGCGGCTCAATGCTCCAAGAGACATCAGGGACGAAGTCCAACGAGGGAATGGTCAGCGTGTAATCATCGATGCGAGTCGCTACATAGGGGCCCGAGACGGTGCCATCTGGGCGACGGAGCGCTACTGCATGAGGCTCAACAGATGACCAATCCAGTGGCTCGCTGGACTCCAGTCGCACCACTCCACCAGCAAGCAACTCGAACGACAGCAGCAGAGCGCTCTGCGCATATCCGGGCACGTCATCTGCCACCACGCAGTAACTGAGGTAATCGCTGTTGAGCGCATCTAATTCAGTCGACCAGGCGTGATCCCAGCGCCGGTACAGCTGCACCATGCGGCGGCGCATGCCGATCCGCCATGCCCGGGTGCGGTCGGTGACGCCTGGCACCTTGATTTTCTCGACCTTCCTTCCTGCGTCGCCAGCGATGCGACACTCAACAGTCGCCGTTTCCCAGGTCTCGCGGTCGGTGTATTCGACGTCCACGCCGTCGTAGTCGTCAGGTCCGGGAGCAGTGAAGCTCCGCACCAAGGCCTCGGTCATGTTCTGCGGCGTGTACATGTGGTCGAACGACGTCCGCAGCTGGTCGCGCACCGGGGAAATCTTCCCGCGCTTCACTGTCAGCTCGGCGAACCCGGCATCCAGCGCATCCTCCAGGTTGCTCTTCACCGTCCCGGCATCCGTGATCGCGATGTCGTAGGTGTCGCCCCTGCCCTTCCAGATAGAGTCCAGAGCATCGAGCTGGGCCAGGTCGAGGTCGGCGTCCGTGTAGCCGATCGATTTCGCGACGTAAGCTAGCCACGGCACGATATCGCGGGTCGGCTGCGGGCTCGTCCAGGCGCCCCCGCTGCGCGTGGGCAAGATGCGTGTCGGGCGCATCGATATCTTGTTGTCGGTCATCGACGAGATGCGGTCGGAGGACCGCACCTTGACCGCAATGGTGGTGACACCTGCGTAGCTGGTAGGCGCCTGGAGCTTCGCCCGCAGCCCATACCACTGCGCGGTATCGCGGTATTCGCTCGTCGAATTTCCACCCTGGTTGACGAACACCTTCCGTACTCGCACCTCTGGACGCATGGCGTACGGAAGCGCGATCTGGTCGGTGAACCCTTGCTGGTCGAGCGAGTTCCCGGCATGGCTGAAGCTGACCACCGTCCAGGTACCGCCGACGGCCATGTCCCGCCACTCCACGTCGTAGAAGACGCTGATCTGGTAGAACTGCCCTTCCCGGCCGACACCACAGAGGCCTTCCGGCATGAACACGTCAACCTCAATGAGAGAGGTCTTCTCGTACTCCGGGCAGGCCGGGAACGGCCCGCGGTAACCGCCCTCTGAACCACTCAGGTCCAGGCTGATGACCGCCGACGAACTGGTCATGGCATCGAACCCAGGCCAGCCAGTATCAGTAGAACCGCTGGAGTCCAGGCGCTCGACGGTGATGACCTGCAGGTCTTCGCTGATCGTCACGATGCGATAGAGCAGCCCCTTCGGCCCGATGGTGGCCAAGCCAGTGCCAAGCGCCAGTTGGTCAGCCGGATCGCCCCATTCGTAGTCCAGCGTCATCCCGGTGGAGACATCGAAGTCCTCCACCGTGTAGAAGCCGCCGTTGACGCCAACTACCTCGATCTCATCACCCGGTTCGGCATTGAGCATGCCGAGCGGGCCGGTGATCACGTCGCGCGGCGTCCCATCGGTGACCGTGTAGCTGTAGGGTGCGATCACACGGATCACCTGGCCTTCTTCCCAGTCCTCAGGGAAGGAGCCTTGGCCGGCCGGGATGGTGATCGTGAATCCGCTGAACTGGTAGGCGCTCGCGGTCGGCGACTGCGTTACGTCGGTGGCCACCGTCAGTTCCAGGCCGGCCGTGCCGGTGGAGGTGGCGCCCACCTCTGTTGCGGTGTGCCACCACTCTGCCGCCGTCTCGGCAGACAGATCCTCACCTGGGCCGTAGATGGTGTAACGCGCATCTGCGCCCAAGGCGAGCAGCGCGGTATCGCCGATCAGCACCGAGCTGGCCGGAATCTGATACTCACCTTTGCCGACGCACAGCAGCACCTCCATCCATTGCTCACGGGGGCCGGCGAAGTACTTCCGTGGCGGAACTAGATAGTCCGGGTAACGCTTCGGGTTTCCCGCCAGCTCGGGGATCACATCACCCAGCTTGACCTTGTTCGCATCTGCGTTGGAGTCGGTCAGCGACTCGCCGGAACCTGGAACAGAAGAGACGCCCGGGATTTTCGGCATGAACGACCGGAATACCGACTGCGCCCCCTTGAACAGTGCAACGGTGATGGTAAACGGATCGGTGCCCCGGGGCTCGATGTAGATTCGGACGATGTCCTGCGGCTGCAGCAGTGTTTCACCCCACGCCTCAACCGGCACCAGGCACTCCTCCGCATTGATCTGGCGCTCGGTCAGATCGGACCTGGCCGCGAACTCAGCCGGGATCAGGCCGATGCTGATCGGATGCACCTCGCGGTCGCCGAAGCTCGGTACGTTGGTCACCAGCCAGTCACGGATGGTCACCGGCCGGATAATCGGGTGCCGCTCCAGCGGCTCGCCCACAAGTCTCGACGGAAATATCTCGATCACGGTAGTAGATCACTCGCAGGTAGCGCGCCTCGAAGTCTTCAAGGAGCGCGAGGGATGGGTTGGAGCGGGGGTTGATCTCCAGCACGCGCAGGCGGCCTTCCTTTTCCACCACCAGGCCAACGTGGATGCAGACCAACCCGCGCATGGCGGCAGCGATCACTCCAGGCCCAGGACGGCACTCGGCCAGGGCTCGGTCCACCTCGGCGCGGTAGGCGCGCTGCATATCGACGGGCGTGTGCCGGGTGACGGCACCGAAGTGGCTCAGCATCGGCAGCCCGAACAGTTCGCACCGTGCGATGATCACCAGCCCCCAGCAGTCCACGCATGGCCATTCGCGGCCGCCCTCTACGTAGGTGGCCGTCAGGTATCTGTCGAACATGGATCAGCCGATATATTTTAGGCCGGGCGCGAAGGTCGTGGTGTACACGTCCCGCGGCCATGCGGTGTTGATCAGGTCGTAATACCCCGCCGTCACCTCAAGGGTGGCTGCCGAGCACTTGCCACTCTTCACGACCATTCGGTACGGCGGCTCTGCTGGCCCACTGCGGTCGGTGTCGAGGAAGATGCGCAGCGTCAGGAAGACCTTCGCGCCAGCATCCAGGGCAGCATCAATTCGCTGCTGGGCCTCACCGGTCACGTTGTCGATAGCGAACCCAACAGTCTGCGCACCGCTGTTGTCGCGCTTCGGGATCGCCACGTCGATGCCGGCCGCCTGGAAGGTCACCGTTCGGCCATCTTCGGTGGTGAACACCTGGTCTTCGAATCCCTGGCACAGGAACAGCGAATCAGCCCAGGCATCGCAGGACAGCTCCAGGGTGGCGACGGCCACCTCGTTGCCGCCGGACGCATAGACACGCTCCAGAACCGTCATGCCCACACCCTCCAGGACGTTTCTGGCTGACAAACCGTGACGCTGGCCGGCCACTCGATAGGCTCAACACTGCGCACGTTGGCGTAGTAGCCCGGGCGCACCACCGGCTCGGCCCCCTCTTCCTCAGGGACGTCGTACCAGGTGCCGATGATGTCGAGAGCGATGCCCTGGGCCGGAACCAACTGGCCGTCGTCGAGCGAGGCGGCGCCGGCATCCAGCAGGGCCTGCTCCAGCGCCTGGGCAGAGGGCACGCGCAGGTAGTAGTCGATCATGCGGTGATCCTCTGCAGTTCGCTGTCGGACAGCCGGCGGGGCCAGTAGCGGATGCGGCGGATGTGGCCGCTCATGATTTCGGTAGTTGTGCCAAAGCTGCGCATGATACCCAGAGTGGAAAAGGCCGAGAAATCCGGGCCGTTAACCACTGATGAGATAGCAGGGGCTGAGCCATTCGCCGAAAACGCCCTATTCCCATCTGCGGTATATGCAATTGCCGCCTTGGCAACTACGCCATCCGGCGCACTTACACCTCCAGGCTCATTAGAACCGCTAGGGGTACCTGGAGAGTTCCACCACCGAAGCAGCTTTGTCTGCTGCCGATAAAGCCCCAGCCGGTTGAACTGCCCAGACATGAGGCTGAGGATTCCAGATGAGGCGGCCGAAATCGGGATCAACTCGGCAAGAATGGTTCCCTCGTCCGGATTGAACCACGGGCTCAGGGTATTCACGCTCGCCACATCAGCAGCGCGGGTTACCTGAGCGCTGGTGGTGGGGATGATGCTGGTAGGGAAGGCACCAGCTTCGATCTGTGCGCCCCACACATAAATTCCAGAAACACCATCGCCAACAAATTCGGCAGCCTTTGAGTTGTCATAAACCCACACGCCAAGGCTCAATGTCGTTGCGCCGACTGATGCCGTCGCACTCATACTCAGCCGATATATTCCGTTTCCAATCGGTTCAATTTTTGATGCAGCGGATGGATTCGTTATTACCCCATTGGCAAGATCCGCAATTGCATCAACCAGATATCCCACGCTATCGCCAATCCGCAACCTGACGAAGTTATAGCCTGCCGCTTTTACATAAAACGAAAGAGCGTTAATCGAACCTCCCGAAACTGCTACAGACTGACTGATTTGATGATTTCCACTCACAGTTGTGGGCACAAGTAAGTCCATGGATGTCGTACCGTCTGGCGCAATTGCCACATCCTCGACAACGGACATTCGTGTTTTTGACCAACTAGCATTCCCAAACTCAGACGATCTCAATAACAGGTTGGTCCTCTGCTCCTCCACCAGCAGCCCGCGCAGCGCCAGCGTCACGGGATCGTAGTCGAAGCGGGGTTGGTTCGCCGGCACCTGCTCATAGATGCCGAACTCGTTATAGCGCCATGCGGAGCTGGGCCTGGTATAGGTGATGATGTCGCTGAACGAGGTCATGGCGCTTCCTGGACGAAGTAGGTGTTGGCGATGAAGTCGAGCGAGAGGGTGTATTCAGGCACTGGCGGCTCAGGCTGCGGGATGTACTCCGGCCACTCCCGGTTCAGGGCCAGGTCGATGATGTCCGGGCTGAACCAGTAGTCCGGGAAGAGCTCCCAGCCGTCAGGGATCAGGGGGCGTTCGCGAAGTTCGAGGGTGGCGGTGACGATCCACCGATTCCGGGGGGAAAGATTGGGCCCCGTGTAGATTCCAACAAATCGGCAATCATGGTTTACCGTCCCCTCCTCTGCCTCAGGAGTCTTGATGCGGCAGGTAAACCATTGGCTTCCATCAATCAGGACTCGCTTGTACCAAGCCTCAAAGAAGGCTGCCTGCTGAGCGGTCATCAGCCAGGAGCATTGAGCAAACACCGGCACATTCGTGAAACGCCGACGCTGCCTTGCCCTACCTGTAACCATCTGCGTTCTGATGGTCGGATCGGTTGTGCTTAGCGCATAGCCATCGATCAGTGGCGCTGGGAGCTGGGCTGGATACTCAATCATGCCCCTCTCCTCTTGATGCCGAACGCCTGTCCAAACGCTTTCGAGGTTTTTCCATCCCCCATCAAGTCAGCCACAACAATGTCGATGACGTCCTGCCCGTCTTGATTTCGCTGCTCAACAGTGCCTGCTTTTTCTGGGTTTTCGATGATATTGATGATTGGTGGGCGATGTCCGCCGGAAGACTGAGAATCCTTGTTGCTCACTACTTCGCCGCGAGTGTTCGGAAGCATGTACTGCCGGCCATTGGCAGCATTGAACACCTCAGGAGCACCGTTCTCGTTGATTCGGTACAGGCCATTTGCCTGGACGCCTCCGCCATATTGGCGTCCTCCGAAGAGGCCTAGCATCGCTGGGATTGCTGCTGCCATTGCAGCAAGGCCTGCCGTCGCAGCGCCGCCAAATGAGGCCACAGAGGCCGCAGCTGCAGCTGGGGCATATGCGCCAGCCAACGCCCCGGCCTGAGCAACGCCCTGGGCGGTTGCGGTCGCTTGCATGCTCTGCCCCATGATGAAGTTCTTGGCCTGCTCGATGCCGACTTTCACCAGTGCACCAACAACTTGGTTCAGCAAGGAACCTGCAAGCTGCTGTATGGCCTCTTTGCCGTTATTTGCGCCGGTAATCAGGCCAACCATGGCATTTGTTCCGGCCTGCTGAACCTCGTCCAGCGTAGCCATGATCAGCTCATTCCCCGCAGCCTGGCGGCGGAATCGCTCCTCCTCCAGTTGCTTCATCGTGGCATCGTGCTGTTGCTCGGCCTGCGTCTTGAGTTCCAGGTAGCGCTGGTCCTCGAGCAACTTGGCCTCGTTCAGCTTTTTCAGATTCGCCAGTTCGGTCTGGTAGCGCTGATCTTCGCCGGCGATCGGGTCCATCTGACCCAGCAACTGCTTGTTGGCTTCGATCTGTTGCGCTTCGTACAGTGCCGCGGCGAGCGCGCGGACCTGGGCGACCTGCTCCGGCGTGGCGTACTCATTGAGTTGAAGTTCAGCCTGGGTCTGCATCAGGTCCTTGCCCTTCAGGCCGACAAGAGCGAGTTGCTGGCCAAGGCTGGCAATGGTGTCGATGTTTTCCTTCTGCGCCTGGGCGAGTTCCTGAGCGGCTTTCTTGGCTGCCTTCTGCGCCTCGGTGAGCTTCTTCGTGCCTGTCGTGGCAGCGGCCTCGGCGTTGACAGTACCTGTCTTCCCGCCCGATTTACCCTGGGTAGACGGTGACTCTACGTTCGGCACAACTACCGGAGGCTTCTTCTCCTGGTCCTTGTAGAACTGGTCGATCAGCGCTTGCGTCGCGGCGATATTCGCCTTGATTTCGTCCTCACTGAACAGCGCGATCGCCTGCCCTTTCCCACCGATACGCAGGCGCTTCAGCGGGTTGGCCAGCATCTCCTGGTACGTGTTGAGCTGGTCCTCCAGGCGGACAATATCGTCAGACGCCGCGCCGTGTAGCGCCGCGGCAATTCCCTCGGCCGCCCATTTGACGATCCGAACGGTTTCTTTCGCGCCGGCGATGATCTGGTTGAGGGCGCCTACCACCCCGGCCGCCAACTCCTGGGCGGCACGAATGGTCTCGGGGTCCTGCAATGCATCCGCGAGCTCGGCGATGTTGCTGGTCAGAATCTGGCTGGCGCCGCTCGACTCGTTCACCTTTCCGATGAACACCGTCATGCTGTTGCGCAGCTTGGTAAACGAGTCTGCGACCGATGTTTCCATCTCATCGGCCAGTGCCTTGTTCTCGTCCCGGGTGCGGCGCAACCCTTCGTTCAACGCCTCGACAGACAGCTTCCCGCTGGCGCCCAACTGCCGGATTTCAGCCTGGGTCCGCCCGGTAGCCTCGGCGATGCCCTCTACGATCGACGGCGTCGCGGCCATGATCGAGGCCCAGCCATCGGCTTCGACCTTGTTCTTCATCAGCGCCTTGGACCACGCATCCATGGCGGTGGTGGCCTGGTCGGCGCGCGCGGCGTCGCGAACCAGCGCGTAGGAGAACGAGTCAGTGATGTCCAGAACGTCGGACGTGGTGTAGCCGAGATCCCGGAGCGTGTCAGCCGTAGCCAGGTAGACCTCTTGAGCCTCGCTCAGCGCCCGGAAGGTGCCGTTGGCGGTCTGCAACAGCCGCTCCTGCACCATGGCGTACTCTTCGGCGCTACTGGTAGCGTTCCGAATGCGCGAGGCCATCTGGCCGTACTGGTCGGAAAGTTCGATGACCGACTGGAGCGTCCGGAGCGAAAGGTAAGCAGCAACGACCCGGGTCAGCCCGCTGTATGCCGAGGTCTGGGCGCCGATCTGCTGGTTGGCCTGCCGCACAGCTCCCGCCACCCTCGTCATGCGGGTCTGCAACTTCCCAGCAGTCGCATCGGTCCGCTGCATGGAACCCTGCATGCTGTCCAGCGAGCGATCGGCGGCGTTCGCACCGTTAACGAGGCTGGAGGTATCCGCCTCGACGGTGTAGTAGATGCTGCCGACATTCTCAGCCATCAGGGTGCTCCTTTCGCCCGCGCCTTGCGCTTGGCCTCGATCTTGTCGAACCACTCCATCGTCGCGTCATGCTCTGCCGCGGTCGGGGCTCTGGCGCCCGGAGCGTTCGATTCGGTTGGGGGGTATTTCGCGCGCAGGGCGCCGATGAGGCCGGTCATGGTCATGGACCAAGCTTCGCGCTCGCTCAGCCCCAGGTGCGCTATCGCCGTCGCGACGTACTCCCGCGCAACGAACTCCCCCGAGTAGTTCGGCTCTTCGTCGTGGCGCCGGGGAAGCGGCGGAAGCGCTCCTGTGACGCCGTGCTTCAGCAGGCAGCGCGCGAGAGGCACAAGGTGCTCGACGTCCGCAGTTCCTGGCCGGTAGACCAGGTCTTGGTCGTAGTAGCCAAACACGTCGGACAGGTCCTGCTCACTACAGGCCACCACCACGGCCAGGGCGTCCGCGAACTGGTCCGCCTGATGCTTCTCGGTGATCGGGTCGCTCATGACGCGCGCGAAGACGTCGACAATCTCGGCCGGCGTACCGAGCTGGGTCATGGCGTACAGGGACGGCCGCAGGAGAAAGAACTCCCCTGAGGCCGTGTGTACGCCTATCTCACCGATCTCGGTGAGGATCACGGTGCAGTAACGGTTACCGGAACGGTTACGCTCACCGACGGCCTGGCGGCGCTGGTGATCTTCACCGTAGTGGTTCCGGCTGCAACGCCGGTAACCAGGCCGGTGGAGTTCACGGTGGCGATGCCAGGAACTGCGCTTTCGTAGACCAGGCCAGAGGCTGCGCCAACGGGGCTCACTGCAGCGGTCAGCTGTTGAGTGGCGCCCTCTTCGACGCTGACCGAGGTCGGCGAGACCGTGATGCCTTGCACCAGCGGTACGACGGTGACAGCCGCGGTATCGGTGATGCCGGGCGCGACGCTCGAGGCGGCGGTGATGGTTGCCGAGCCGGCCGACAGTGCAGTGACCTCACCGGAGACTTGGTTGACTGCGGCCACAGTAGGCGCACTGGAGGTCCAGCGCAGGCCTTGCGGTGCACCGACCGGAAGCACCACGCCTTCGAAGTTGAAGCCCTCACCGACGGTCAGCGTCAGGGTTTCCGGCACTACCTGGATGCTGGCGGGATCAGGAGCATCAGCATCCGGAGTGTCCTCGACGATCAGGCCGAAGTCGGAGGCGGTAGCAGAAGCCTCGAAGCTATAGGTCGTCACATCATCGTAGGGCGCCGAACGACTGAGAGTACTGATCAGGCTGTAAGCGGTGAAAGTGAGATCAGGGAAGGTCATGCGCAGCCATACTGCAGGCTGGCCGCTGGTGGCCACCGGGTTAGCCACATGCTTGGTCAGATCGATCAGATTCTGGGCGCCTGCGCCGGAAGCCTTCACGGTACCGTCACCGGAAATTGTCATCGACTGGAAGGTCGCTAGGTTCTCGCGCAGCGATCCTACGGAGTCTGCATCTGTTGCGTCCGCGGTGTCCCAGGAGATTTCGAACTCCTTGGTGCGTAGAGAGCCGAAGCGCAGCCAGTCGGCCTCATCAGGAAGCTCATCGCCGCAGCCGATCACGTACTCCAGGACGACATCCTTCCCGGGGAATTTCAGTTTCTTGCAAGCCATCTTTAGGCTCCTCTTCAGAAGAGAACTTCAAGGTCCAGGCTGTACCAGGCCCGGTTCTCGGTGGTGTAGCCGGGACCTACCGGCTCTCCGATCGCGCGCACGGAAGCGGCGCCACAGGGCATGGCGTCGCCCATGGCGCCCTGCACCAGTGATTCGATGTTCTGGTTGATGGTGGAGACGTGCTGGCGGCCATTGCGGGGGCCCAGCAGGATTACGCGGTAGCGTTGCCGTCGGTCATCGACGCTCACTGGCGGACCACCGTTCTGCACTACGGCAGCGATCCAGGTATCGGCCAAACTAGGACCATCTACCCATTGGCCGGTGCTTACCTCGTAGGTCTCGCCGAGCACCGCGGTCAGCCAGTCGACGAAGGCCTCATACACGGTAGTAGTTCCTCAGGATCGATGGCACTGCGGACTCGATCTGCTCGAAGCCCTTGCTGAGGAATTCCGGCTCGGCGTTCGGGTCCCAAAAGTCTCCTCGGCTTTGATCGGCTGGATCGCGTGGCACGCCTTTGCCAACAGTGGTCCCGGGCGCGTCATGCACTGCGCCAGCATAAGAGGCCGTATACCCAACATTGCCCATCACCTTGCCGCGATCGACGCTGATCTGCGGCGCGTACTGGCTGTTGATCAGGTTGCTGGTATCGATTGGCGTCATGGTCTGCGCCATTGCAGCGCCCTGACTGAGGATCGCGTAGACAGCACCTTCGCTCACCTTCTGGCTGATGCGATCGACAGTGACCTTGAAGCCACGGCGAACGCGCTCGATTCCTTTGACGGGCATTCAGGTCACCAACAGGTAGTCCGGCTCTTCACCGAAGAAGGACATGTCCCAGTTCGTGACCGACCGGATTTCTTCCCAGCCGTTCGAGCCGTCGAACTGAATGAGATCGAGGTATTTCGGGCGCGCATCCTCGGTGTAGATCATGTGGCGACTAACGAACTCGGAGCCCTGAGCGCCGCTCTGTCCGCCGGCATCGCGTACCGTTTCGCTCTTCGCCTCCCAGGTGCAAGCGATCTCGTACTCGTCGCCATAGATCGTCGCCTGAGTCTTCAGGTCGATCTTCACGAAGGGCCGCACGGTGGCCACGTTGGTGTAGGACCAATTTGCCGTAGCTGACATTTCAGTCCTCGCACATACAGCCAGCCGAAGCGATCCATAGGCCGCCATGGGCTGTCTGGGCCGGATCGGCGGGGATCAATTCGGAGGCACAGCCGTACTTGTCCAGGCCCCGCAGCAGATTCAGCGTTCCCTTCCAGCGGTCCGCGAAGCCCTGATACCGGAACGAACGGGAAGCGCCAGACGGCGCGGTCTGGCTGGAGATGTACTTATCGCCTTGGGCAAGCGCGAGCAGGCCGACCAGGTAGAGCTGGATCAGCGTCGCGGTCGCGGCGTCGTAATGCTCGGCCAAGCAGTCATTGATGCTGTTGGCCTGGCCGACCAGAAGGTCGATGAGGAAGTCCGGCAGCGTAATGCCGACGGAGGCCAAGTACTCCTTGGCCTGGTCAGTCGTGAGCATGTCGGGCTCCAGAAAGAGAAAGGCCCCTTTGCAGGGGCCAGAAACGACGAAGCCGCCCGAAGGCGGCCTATTCGTCTGATGCTTCGTCTTTCGGCGGACGACCACGGCGCGGCTTCTCGGAGGTGGTCTCCTGAATTGCCGGGACCAGTTCTGCCGAGCCACCAATAAGCGGCCTGATATTCGGCTTCAGTGCCGGGTGAACCGTTTCCAGTTCA